CGTCCATTTCTAATAAATGAACCTCTTTGCCCTCATTCATAAACTTTTCACAAAATTTGAGTGACGATTTAATTGCGTCACTATCTAATGCTATATATATTTTTTCAACTTTAGAAGAAACAATTTTCTTCATTAGGTTAGTTTGTATATTTTTTCCTAACAGCGGGATAGCATTTCTTTTGATGGCTATGGCGTCAAATGGTCCTTCGCACAATACCAACGGGCTATTCCAGTTTATAAACATTTCAAACGGCACAATATCGCGAGATACTGATGGGTTTTTATATTTACGAAAAGGTTCTTTTTCAAAACTACGAGCTGTAAAATAATTTAAATTGCCTGTAGCATCGTAGGAAGGAATAACAACCATATTTTTATATTCTCCACTTTCACAATAGCCCATATGATATTTAATCATATCTTCTTTTGTAACTCCCCTACGCTTTAGATAAGTATAAGCATGTCGAGCCATTAAGCTAGAAGGGTTATCTATAAATGGAGTATATTCTTGTGGAAGAATTAAATTGTTTTTTACTATTACTTCTTCAACAAACGAACCCTGAGGGATTAACTTTTTAGCCTCCTCGATTTTATCGTATGCTTCTATTTTTTTTAGAAGGTTAGGAATTGTCTTACCTCTAGTATTACAAACCCAACAATGCCATGGGTTATGCCCTTTTTTATTTTCTGTAAAGTTCACCTCCATTTTGGGTTTGTGGTGTTTACAAAAAGGACAGTGGTAAGCATGGTTACCTCTGGATGTTTGTTTACCTTTTCCTAGGACAGAGTCCATTAAAGATACTAGTAACTGATTTACCATTAATTGAAATATACAAACCCCGATTTAAAAATCAAAGTCTGATGTAAAAAATTTACCTAATATATTATCATTTAAATATTCGTCTGGGTTTTCTAATACTTCCATTTGGAATAAATGTTTAGTCTCCAGGTATGTAAGATGTTTTTTATTAAAAGCTATTTCAAGGATTTGTTTTTGCAAATCTTCTTTCGTAACTTCTCCTTCAGTTATTTGACGCTTTAATTTAGCATTTGATCCTATATATTTTTTCCAATCGCTTTCCTTTTGGATGATTTTATAAGATTTTCTCCTTCCCCTTCCCGTTTGTTCGGCAAGTTCTACTTTAGTTAATTTTTTCTTTTGATTGTGGTATAAAACTTTTTTACCCACATATTTTTTACCCTCGGGGGTAATTACTTGATAAACAAACCCAAAGGTATTAAGTGGGAAATGTGATATATCTGTAATTTCTTTTTCATTATATAACCAATTCATCTATCTAAATTTATTAATATTGTTGTATCCGTAGTTTGGGATGTATTTAAGGGTTGAGATAATTTTCCTACCGCAATTAATTCCTGGTCATCATTATATAAACCAACGGTAGTAACAAAAGGAGAAAAATCTGACCCTGTTACGAATTTTGAATATGTAGAACTTCCTGAGCTTAGGATATTGTTATTTCCTCTTAAAGAAGAAGAAAGTAAAGTGGGATTTAAAGAATAATTAAATTCATTAGCTCTTATAGTACACTTATATTGAGTTTCATAAATAGTAACAGTAGACTCCCAATTAGGATTAGCAAAAGTAGTAGAACCTCCACCCCCATTAATACCAGTAAAAATTATTATTCCTTGATTATAAATAATATTTCCTACTTTTGTACCATCTTGATTTACTAAATTTCCTTCTCCATCGTCACTAAGACTAGTAGAAGCTCCAGTTCCATCAGCTACAAAACTTCCAGGCTTAATACTTTCTCCATATAATTTAGAGGGGATAGATAATACTCTAAATATATTCGTCCCATTTTCATCAATAAAATGTCTATTATCAGTTATTGATTGAATGTTATTATCATAATTAGTAGTAAAAGCAGGACCACTAATAGTCCCATCTGGGTTAAAACTAGCTGTGGCTCCATCAGAATGGCTCCCATCAATATTACCTAATCTTTCAGTAGATCCTGAAAGGTAATTAGAATAATATAAATGTTTAATAGATTGGTAAATCTGTTGGGCACTTCCTGTTCCTTCTCCTATGGGAACCCCAAAGTTAGAAGGACTATAGACACCCGCAAATATAGTACTTTTAGTTTGACTAAATCCTGGAGGGGTACCTTTTTCAGAAAAGGCCTTATTAACCGTAAACGGAGTTACGATTATATCATTACTTGTAAATTTCTTGTAAGTGCTCATTCATTAGAAATCTAATTTAACTCTAACAAGAGCTTCTTTTGTAAAATCTTTTTTAAGAGGTTTACTTAGTTTAGCAACAGCAAGTAATTCATTATTATCGTTGTATAGACCAATTGAAGTAATGAAAGTTTGTGGAGCATTTATAAAATTATTTATTAATACTTCACCCGTAGATCCTGAAATAAATGAGGGGTTTTCTGAGTAGTTGTACTCTCCGTTTCTTGCTCTAACAAATATAAAATCTGAGGTTATATTTTCTTGACTGTTTAACTGAAATATACTAGATGAAAAAGTATTATATAATATACTATTTAATGGTATATTACCAAATCCTGTTGCTGAAGAGCCTAATCCTGATGTTGCTAACCCTATTCCTCCTTTATCTGCAGGTAAACTTAATGCTGAGTGATTTAATATAATTGTTCCTATATCTGGAAGGAATAAACCATAGGATCCCGAAGCGGTCATTCCAGGAGCAACCCCATTAGTAGCTGTACTAGCTATAGCACTTCCATTTGAACCCGAAACTAATTGAAATACTCTTCCTGCTTCATTAAATGAAACAGTAGATGTATCTTTACTATTATCTGTTAATTGAAGTTCTCCATTTGCTCCTAAACCACTTCCTGAAAGCCTAAGATCTAAAGTACCTGGGAATAGACTTCCTTTATATCGGGCACGGTTTATAGTTAAAGCGAATATACTTTGAGATTGGGGAGTATGTCCACCAAACGTAAAATTAGTATTTTCATCTCCTAAAACAATATTTTGAAATTGTCCAAATACCGTTGCTGAGGGAGATTTTCCCGCAATATTACTATCGTATAAAGTTGAATTATTCCCCGTTGAATCTCCATATCCTATAGAAAATTGAGAAAGTCCAGTTGGAATATCCGCTAATGATCTAAAAATCTCAGTGTAAAATTTTCCTGTTTCACCCTCAGTTTGAGTAGAGGATGTAAATTTATTTGTTAAAGTAACAGTACCATCACTCCATGCTCCCCCTACAACAGAATCAGCACTAATTAAAAAGTCTTGGGGATCTAATCTTTTAAATGACATATATTATATTTTATTAAGTAGTTGAGGATTTAGTAATAGTTACTGGGATGGTTAATCTAGCTCCACTGTCTCTACCTATAATAGTAATAGTAGTAGTTAAAGTAGTATTAGTACCAAATAAAGTATTAATGGTAGTACCAGTTAAATTAATAGTTGAACCCACAACTGTTTTAGATACATTAGTACCTAAAGTTTCGGTAGAATTTAAATTAGTAGCAGCAGGAGTTTGAATACCTGTACCTGTAAAAGTATTCATAGTTCTTACATCAGCAATAGTAGCTGTATATCCATTAGATTCAAATACCTGGTTAGCACCTAAATAATTTAAAGTTTGAGGAGTTATAGCTAAAGATGCTCCTTGTTTTAAACTAATTGCTGCAAAACCTAAATCTAGAACAGGCATTTTTGCCGTTCCTCTAGGTAATGTTACTAATTTATATTTTAAGTTTTGAGTTGTTTCTGGGAAGGCTTCTAAAAGAGGCATTCCTTCTATTGCTTGCCCGTAAAAAGTACTTCCTGAAGGGTGGTTTGGATTATAAAGTGTATAATCAATCTCATCGTCCGCAAGAGCAAATTGGGTAATCCTAAATGAGCCATCACCCCTTGCTAATAATTCTCTACCCTTATTAGTTAAGATAGCATCTACTGTTACTACTGTATTGTTTAAATATCCCATGGTTTATGTTTATGTTATCTATAAATATTATTAATTTAGTTTTTTATTATTCCTTCTGCTTTAAGTTTAGCTAAAATCTGATCGTAGTTATTTATTATGTTTTGAGAAGGATATTGAGGCAATATTATCCCTGTAAAAGGATTATTAGGATTATCAACATCCACTACTTTTCTAGTATCTAAAATTATATTCGAAGATAATGAAGAATCAACTCTATACATAACAAAATTATTTAATACGTCTTGTGGAGGTGTTGCGTTAAGTAATAATTTTAATTTACCACCACCTTCACTGGGAGAAAGAACTCTATAAATCATATATACTTGATCCTCATTGT